TTTATGCCTCCTCCACTGTGATTACTGATACGCCGCTGACGCGGCCGATGGCGCCTTCATGGGCATCCAGCATTGCCTGGACGCCCGCCGGGTGAGCGGCCTTCCCGTTCAGCTGGCCCGCAACATGCTCAGAAGGGGTCGCAAATTGCACCATGCCACTTCGAGACTCGGTAGCGGCTCTGCGGATAGCCTCAGACAGGCGTCCAAGCTCTTCATGATTTGGCGTCAAGCCTGCATCAACAATAACCCGCCTCAGGCTCTCCGTTATCATGTAGAACCAGTAACTTCCTGGCGCCGTAGCGGGAACGCTCTGAGACGAATCGCCGTCTGTTGGATAACCAACACTGGGAGCCGACGGAACAGGCGGCGCGCTTTGTATTGCGTTGCGCTGATAGACTCTATCAACCATCAGTCATTCTCTCCGTATGCAAATAAAACAAGGGTGTGGGCTGGTTTCAGGCGGCTTATGACGCACTCCAGCCGGTCGTTGCCCCATGTCGCCAGGGGCTCGCTGACGGTGCTTTTGGTGGTAAAAACATTCACGGTTTGTTCGGGGGCGCGGACGGTCCAGACCCAGCGCCATTCAAGGCCGTAGATGGGCTTATCTACTGGGTCTGCCACGGTGTAAGGGGTGTAGTCTTCCACCTCCACGTCATAGCCCAGATCTGCCGCTACGCCTTTGAAGTACTTGCGGCTGGCGCCGCCGGTACCGGTGAGTACCCGCAGCAGTGCGGCCCGGCGTTCGGCTACGGTTTGTTCTCGCTTTACGCAGGGGTCCGGCAGGCCGGCCACGCGCTCCCAGTCGGGCAGCAGCTCGTAGGCGGTGCGGGGGTCAGCCTCTTCCAGGAGCAGATCCGCGCGGGCGTCTACTCGCTGGAACAGGCCGGCGCGGGCGTAGGTCAACATCTGCCAGTTGGTGTCTGGCGCCTGCGGCAGCGCCCGCCCGGGCGGTGCCAGCATGTTCATCAGGTCGCGGTATTGCTCACGGCTCAGAGCCATGTCGGCGTCCCCAGTACAGGAATCTGGTTAATGGTGTGGTCCACGTTGTCGGCGGGCATCACCAGTTCGTGGCGACTTTCACCGGCGGCCACGTAGATCACCCCGGAAAGCTGCTCTCTATATAGCGTGCCACCAGGCTTCGCGGTATCGGTCAGAAAGTCCTTGAGTGCGGCGGTTACGCGGTCACGCGCTTCCTGGGTGTCGGGCGTTAGACGTATCTGCGGATCTAACGGCGCCGGCGTCGGCTTGACGACATAAAAGCCCCTGGCAGTCACCGGGCGCTCTTCATCAATGTGTTCTGCAACCGCTTGAATCACGGCATCCGTGGGGATGATGTCTTCCAGCTCGTCACATACCAGGCGCAGGGTTACTTCGCCGATATCCGGCTGGCGCGGGTACACCCACACGCGGGTGATATCGGGGTGGGCTTCCTCTGCCCAGGTGATGTAATCGTCTTCGTTTCCGCCGTGTGGCGGGCGACGAATGCGGCGCAGCACGCGGGCTCTGTAACGCTCCAGGTCTTCCTTGTCCGCCCCGCCGGTCAGGCCTTCGGAGCCCAAAATAGCCTCACCGTCCACGCCGTCAGCCGGTTCTACGAATTGCAGCTTTTCACCGGTGGCCAGGTTTCCGGCCGCGCCGGCTTCCTGGGCTGTCACCTGAAGGGTTGCTTCACCCTGGGCGTCCAGGGTCACCGTCTCATCCACGATGTAGACAGCGCCAGTGGTATGCTCCAGCTCTGCCCCCTGCAGTACCTGCGCGCCAGCGGTACCGGTTACAGGCACCGGGCCAGCGGCCTTCACCGCGCCTTCACGCAGCACTTTCCAGATTCCGCCCCAGCGCTCCAGCCATTCCTCGTCGGCGGTATCAATCATCAGCTGCTTGGCCAGCCAGGCCAGATAGCCGTACAGGCCGTGGCCCACGCCGGCATCCACCTTGGCCACTACACCCAGCAGCGAACGACGCAGCTCCGGGCGGGCGCTCGGGCGCTGGGCGCGAATATCAGCGCGTACGCCTTCAGCCAGTTCAGTTAATGTTGGTGACTGCCAGGGCATTACTACCTCCACACATATTGAAATTGTTCGGCCAGGCGGGAGCCATCGCCGCGAATCACCACCACGCGGATCTGCAGCGTGTCGTTAGAGACTGTGGTAGCGCTCACCTCCAAGGATTCAGCCACCTTGTCTTCCAGCAGCCATTCCAGGGACTCGCGGGCGTAGGTTTCTGCCCGGTTGCGCACGCTTTCCAGGTCTTTTTCCCGGCCAAGCAGCCACAGGCGGGAACCGAACTGGTCACCTTCGCTTTCGGCCAGGGCATCGGCCCACCAGCCACGGCGATCGGTGCCGCCGCCCGGCAGCTCGTCATCGGGCAGGGCCCGGCGATCGCTCAGCAGTGACAGCGCCACGGCCGTGCGCATGCCTTCGTCACTCTGCAGGTCTCCGGCTTGGTCCAGGGCCACGTCCAGCTCACCGCCAATCACATCCAGAAGCACGTCCATCAGCTCATCTCCTGGTTAGGGGTGTTGGTCGGGCCGCCGTTGTCGTTTTCATCATGGTCATGGCCGTTGTAAGTGCTGCGCATGCTGCTCATGGTGCCCACGCCGTCCTGCACCTCGCCGCCAGCTGACACGTTCATGGTGGCGGTAATGCTCTTGAGCACTTTCAAGTTTCCGGTGCAGGTGGTTTCCGGGGTGTCCAGAAGGACCGAAGTACTGGCAAACACCTTTACTTCTGGCGCCTGCACTTCCACGGCACTGCCCGCTTCCAGACGGACAACCCGCCCACGTTTGAAAACTAGCTTGTCTCCCTCATCGGTGTACAAAGCCACTTCGCCCGGGGCCAGCCCCTTCAGGCGGTGCCGGCGGTCACTGGCCACCAATCCCACCAGGTGGCCACGAACACCACCGATGGCTGCGGCGATGGTTTCCGCACCCTTCAATGGGCGAGCGGTGAAGCCGTACGGCTCCATGTGTTCCACGTTGCGGGTCTCACCTTTCAGCAGCTTCACCTGTAGGCGCTGGAGGCCGCCGGCGGAATCACTCAGGGTGACAACGCCCCGGCTGATCAGCAGGCGCAGGCGGCGCCAGATTGGGGACAGCAGCTTGTATGCTTCGCGACGATTCACCAGGCGTCCTCCTCTTGCTCGGGCTCCGGTTGGGCCTGCAAATCAAAGCTGCTCGGCGGGGCTACGCGGATCTCCGCGCGCTCGCCTTGTTCGTCCAGGATCAGCTGCACCTCAGTGATCAGCCACTCCACGCCATCCAGCTCCAGCCATGGGTCATACACCGGCACCAGGTAACCAGGCCGCCAAACGCCTTCAGCATGCCGCCAGCCGGCCACGGTGTAGGTCACACCCCGGGATTCACCCCAGCGGCGGCGCACTTCCCATTCGGCGCGCTGCTTGCACGAACTGCGGTCCACGCCGGTGTCACACAGCACCAGCGTGGGGCGGTACCGGCCAACGGCCTTATCCTTGGCGCGGCCTTCCGGCTCGCTGGCTGTCTCGCCCCACACCTCGTCACTGGCCACGCTCTGGCCCTGGACGATCACATCACTGAAGCGGTCCCGGTCGCTGAAACGGCCGCTGGCCCGGCGGATGTTCTCACCCAGCACCAGGGCGGTGGTCAGGCGGCCACGTGGCGGGCGGGTGATCACCAGCCGGCCCCGGGCATCGGCAACCAGGATCAGGGCGCGGTAACTGGCGATCTGCGCCAGCGCCTCGCCGTAGGTCTGGCCGGGCTCAATTTCCAGGTTTCGGATTGGTGCGCCCACATCCACCTCGGCAACCACTTCAACGCCGAACGGCCGTGCCAACTGGCGGGCCACCTGCGTTACGGTGCGGGATGTTTCGATGGGCTGGGCGGTACCGGAGCAATCCACCAGGTCCGCCGTTTTGGAGCGGCCGTTGACCACCAGCTCGTGGCCCTTCGCGTCATAGTCCGGCAACACGTCGTCGATATGGCCAGTAATAACGGGCTCACCATCAATCTCCAGTGAAAACGGCTCGCTGGTACGAATCGGCCGGCGCTTGGCCTTGCCCCATTTTTCGGTAACGCTGACCTCAAATTTGTCCGCCATTTGCCGCAGACCCAGGCGAACGGTCGCAGTCTTCCAGCCGCCGTGGCGCTGGCCATCGGTGCGCAGAATCAGCTCACTCACTCAGCACCTCCAGCTCTGCGCCACCTGGTACCGCGCCGGGGTGGCGTACGCGGTTGCGGGTCACAATCTCATCAGCGCGGGTGGCATCGCCATACAGCCGTTGAGCGATTACCAGGGCGGGCATTGCCCGGCGGGTTTCGTACACGGTCAGCTCTGGCAGCGCGGCGCCTCGCTGGCGCAGGTCATCCACTACGGCCGCGCGCAGGAGCACCAGGCGCTGGGCGGTGTCCGGGTTCAGGGTTTTGGAAGTCTCCAGCGGCTCGGTCAGCCCCTGGGTGATCTTTTCCATGGTGTCCTGGGCATCCTGCCGGGTGTCGTAATTCCATTGGGCTGAGGCCTTGGCTGCTGCCACGGCCGCGCCACGGCGGATCAGGTTCACCGCTGCGGTCTGCGCCTGGGCTTGCTGCCGGGCGTCGGCTGGTGCCGCTGCGGATTCAGACTCTGTTTCACCCGCATCAAACAGGGCTTCGTAGCCGCGCAATGCTCGCAGGGGCTCCTGGAGCTGGTTGGAAATGCCGCTGATGGTGTCGATGATGGCGCCGGCCAGTTCACCCGGGGTGCGGATAACTCGGGCGATCTTCCCGGTTACGTCACTCACCACGCCCTCGGCATCCTGCAGCGCATTCAGGATGGTCTTCTCCACCTCGGCCACGCGGTCGGCGGCGAGATCCAGGACGCTGTAATCCTCTTCAAAATCTTCTTTTAGTGCTGTTTCCGCCTCGGCAGCGCGGGCTTCCACTACCTTCGGGGTATCGGTAACCGAGCGCGGATAGCGGGGCTTGTCATCCGCCCGCAGCACCGTCATGTTCACCCGGGCCATGCCGCCTTCACGGGTGGTTTCGGTGATGCGCGGCTCACCAATCATCACCACCTTGTGGGTGCCGTAGTAACTGTGGCGCATCTCAAACGCGCCCGGCAGCTCCAGCGCTTCCGCCAGGCGGTTGCGCTGCACGTCGTAGTCATCGCCGATCAGGTAGCCGGTGATCTGCCATTCCCGCGCCGCGCGGCCCAGGTCTTCGGCGTAGGGTTCGTCACGCAGCGGGTATTCATGCACCTGCACCCGGCGCCCGGGTGAGATGGAGCCGCGTTCCAGGTGCAACACAATGCCCCGGAATTCTGCGGTGCCGTCGCCAATTCGATCTCTCCAGCTCATTGGGCTATGCTCCTGCAGAAGATGGAGGGAAAGTCATGTTGAATAACTGGATTCGAGTGCCGCTTGGAATGGCGGCCGGCCTTTTGGTGTACGCCCTGGTTTCTCAAGCCGGTGAAGACCGCACCCTGGACATGAAAATCAGCGCCGAGAACGCGACACAGGAAGACATACAGAAGGCCAAGGGCTACCTGGACGGCTTTCTGGAATCCTGCCCAACCATCTTTAATGAATTTGAAGACCGCATTGCTGAAGGCCCGGAGATTGAGCTGAAACCCCCCATGCCTTACCGGGAAGACACTTACGGCTGGCCCCTGGAGGTTGCCGTCAAGCTCGTTGTGAAGGCTGACGGAGGCGTGGCCAGTGGGCACCATCTGCGGTACTTCATGTGGAATGACGCCTGGCTTACGGGAAAACACCAAGGTGCTGAGTTCTGCGGCCGAGAAGGAGAACAGGTAAGAGATACTGTGGTTTACACCAAGGGGGAGCCCGCCAGCAACGCGCCCATCCCCGTTGAAGTCGACGAGGCCGAAAAAGCCAAATCGAAAAAACTCGCAAGTGACCTCGGGCTCAAATACGGGCAGAAGTACAGCTACACCGAGTGGAGACAGGAAACGCTGGAAGGATTCCGCTTCCATGTCCCCGCTATTGGCGACTGCGGTACCTGGACCGAGCCCAAGGACTGCGAGCGGCATGCCAGTATTGGAGGGGTGGAGACCATTTTCTGCTCTCACGGCGAAGACCGTTATGGTGATTGCGTCACCCCCGGCGATGGCCCCTTCCTGGAAACCTACTACCTGACCGAGCATGATGTGACCCTCCTGGCAGAGGAACATCTGACCGATGAGGGAAGCTACTTCAAGCTGCTGCAGCTGGCCCAGGGCCGGAAGCCTGACCTCTACAAAAACTAGGGTCATGGCCACAACCCCCAGGCACCGGAATCCACATCCAGATCGGGCCCGCCCGGGCCCTTTTCTGGCGTGACACTTCTAACGCGGCCTTCCTGGTCAACCTGAATTCTAACGGTGCTCTCGCGCTGGTCATTGAAGTTCACCGCCCGCTGGGCCTCATCAAATCCCAGCGCGGCCAGAGCCCTCGCCACACCTTCCCCAATCGCTTCGCCAATATCGCGGCCGGTCTCGGTACCCAGCGGGCCTTTGTCGGTTAGCAGGTTGTCGCTGATGAGGGTGCCGACACCGTAGCCAGCAGCCCCGGCACCGCCAACAGCCAGGCCAGCAGTACCCATGGCCCCAAGGCCTGCGGCGGGAATCATCCGGAGGGAGGGCGCACGGCGCGCCACCTGCCAGTTGCTAAGACGGTTTACCCGGTGCCTTGGCAAGCCAGCGCGGCTACCACGGCGGCCACCAAAACCACCAGTGCCTGACCCGCCACCGAGCCCACCACCCGGCATATTCACAACATAGACCGGCTGCACACCGGCCACTTCTTCCAGTGCCTTGCCGGCTGCAACGCCGGCACCCACGCCGCCGAAGCGCTGTAGCAGCTTGCCGCCACCCTTCACCAGGCCAAACCCGGCAGCACCAACCAGCGCCCCGCCAGCCATTATTTCCTTGCCGCTCAGGTTCTGCTCATCAAGCAGGTACTTCACGGCGTTTTCAACGGCCTCATTGATCGGCCCTGCGAACTCATCCGCTGCGTTACTGAGGGCATTCTTAAGGCGGGCCACCTGGTCAACTGAATTGGAGAGCGCCTCTTCCAGATCTTTGCTAATGGTGCCAGCACTACTAGTGATAACATCCGTCTTGGCCCTGGCAGCTGCAATCGTGCCTTCACTCAACAGCATACGGAGCCCTTTAATCGTATCCTGATCCGCACCATCGAATGCTTTTGCGAGAGCCGCGTTCTGCTGTTGCTCCGTCTCAAACTGCCGATACTTTTTGGCGATATCGTCAAAGACATCAAACGCCGCGCGGCGGTCGCCTTCTGCGTTATAGAATCTAACCCCAGTTGTCTCTTGGGCGGCGCTCATATATTTGGCGTTGTTGAACAGCCGAAGCGTGGAGTCCACCAGGGTCGCCAGGCGCTCGGGTTCCCTTTCAGTCAACGAAAGCTGCTCAATTAAACCCAGGGTATCTGCAAAACCAAGTCCGGCTGACTTAGCATTCACACCCACACGGGCAAAGATACTGGACAGATCTTCCAGCTCTGCATTGCCCTGGCGTCCGGCCTCGGTCATCTGATCAATCAGAGAAATGGCGGTTTTTGGATTGGATAAGTCAAACTTGAACGCCTCACCAGCCACACCAACTGCAGACGCCAACACTTCAGCATTGGCACCCGTTACCGCCATGGCCGGGTTAATCGCCATGATGGTGGCCAAAGCCTCTTCCCATGACTGGCCGGCCTGGATAAGGCTGTTGAAGCCGTTCAGAAGGGAGTTTAAAGACTGGCCGGTTTCCTCGCTCATGCGGTGCAGTTCTTCCCGCAGAATCTGAGACTGCTCAACTGTAGCGCCTGCAGTCTGCCGGATCTGGATCAGCTGCTTATCCAGCTTCGCCGACTCAACAGCAACCCGAACCCCCGCATACGCACCAGCAGCGCCGCCGAGCATGGCGGTGTATTTGCCCCCCAGGGATTCCAGGGTGCGCCCCAGACCACCAGCAACCCGTTGCAGCCGGCCCATATGGCGGCTGCCATTAGTGGACAGCTGGCGCATGGAGTTTTCATAACGCCTGGCGTTTTGCTCCAGGTTGCCCCGCAGGTTCATCACCACACTGGCGCGCAATTCACTCATTCGGATTCGTCCTTACGGGCTTGGTTGATGTAGCGGTAGAGTTGGCGGATGGTGAGGCCGCGTTGTTCGGCCTCGCTCCATCCAGTTATCGTGGCGACCTTCCAGATGACCTTACTCAGCGCCCGGGCGGCCGCCTTCGTCTCGCCCCCGCCGGACAACCTCCTTTTGCACCTGATTGGAACCACCGGCATCAAAGTTGCCGGTTACCGCCAGCAGCAAGTCCAGGTCTTCCGGGTCCAGCTTGCGCAGGAGTTTTTCATCCAGCGGGCCGCTGATATCGCCGATGGAGACGATCTGCCGGCGCAACACTTCCACGCTGCTGCGGGAAGGGCTGGAGATCAGCATGGGCTCTGCGCCGCCTTCGGGCGTGGGCACCATCATCAGGCGCTCGGAGGCTTCCTGGGCGTCCAGGATGTCGCCGGCGGTGGGCTCACGCAGCACCACTTCCTTGTGGGTGTCCTCGCCGATCGCCAGGCCGTGAATCAACGTGATGGTTACTCGGGTTTTGGACATTAGATGCGCTCCACTCCGAAGGCGCCCCAGTTCAGGCGCACGTTACCGTTTCCGCTGCCCAGCTCGATGGTGTCCGTTACGAATGCACGGCGCAGCATGTAGGTGTCGCCGGTGTCGGTCTCAAAGAGAACCGTTGCACCGGTGATCTTGCCGAGGGCTATCAGGTCCGTCTTGGCGGTGTGGCGCACAGTGGTAGAAAGCGCGGGAGCTTCCGGGCTCTCCTGGAAGCCCTGCACCCCGTGCGGGCCCATCACAGCCTGACGGCTCACTCCCCCGACATTCAGGGTGGCGTCAACGTCGGCAAGTAGCTCCTCGCCGTCCACCTTTACGGTGGCCTTGCCGGTAATTTGACCTTCGCTCATGGTTCTTTACTCTCCTGCGTTTAAGGGCAGCCCGTTACTGCCGGAACTGGGTCTGCATCGCGTGGGTGCGGTACTGACCAACCAGCTTCGGCGAGTCGATCACGTTCAGGCGCTTGGGGTTGTCCGGGTCGATGCTGACGACCAGGCTTTCCTTGTAGCCTTCGTAGTCCTGGGCCCAGCCGGCCTGGATGAAGTCCTGGTATAGGTCCAGCAGTTCCGCCTTGGCCACCTTCGGGGTCACGATCGGCTGGCCGGCGCCGAACAGTGCGGCGTCTGCGTCCTCTGCCAATTTGTGGCGCGGGAACTTGGACAAAATGCGGCTGACCTGCTCGTAGCGGATACGCTCCAGGGTTTCAGGTACCTGGATGTCCAGGTAGGCGTCACTGGCAATGCCTGCGTCATTCTGCTGGAAGGTGGTGATTTCCCGCTCAATGCGCACGGTGCCGTCATCGGCCACGGTGTAGGTGGCGATGCCGTCAAACAGCAGCAGGTTGCGCTCTGCGTTGGTCCACGCCTTGGATGTGCGCGGGCCGATCAGGCCGGGCAGTTCCAGGTACTGCAGCGGGCGGGCCGGGTCATTGCTCAGGGAGCCAGAAGCCACAATGGCGTAGGTGGCCGCCCACAACCAGGTGGGGCTGGCCGCGTGGTTGGTACCCATCACGGTCAGGTGCGGGCTGTTGTGGTTGCCCCCGAAATCACCGGTTTCCGAGTGAGTGCCACGAACCGCGCCAAACGCACGGCCACCTTGCTGCACCATGGGGCCGAAGCGCCGGTCCAGCTCGTCTTTGAGCAGTGCCAGGTTAGCGGTGTCGTTGTACGCGCATGCAAGATGGTGGTACCACTGGTCACCCATCACATCGATGGCCGCCGACAGGTCCGGGTTGGCGCTGCCGTTGGCCATGGCCGTGAAGGCCACGGAGATACCGGCCGGGGTTTCTTCGTCCTGGCGATTCAGGTCCAGATCAATGTCGTTGCCGGTTTCGCCCTTCCAGCGGCAGGTCAGATCCACCTTGGCGGAATCGGTGCCGTTCACCACGGCCGTTACCGGCAGGCGGTCATTGGCGTTAATGGCATCCACAATGGCCTGGGCTACGTCCGCAGCCTGGTTAGTGGCAGCAACACCCACCCGCACGCGGTACCCGGCAATGTAGAGCGCCAGGGTTCCGGGAACGGTGGCGGTACCAGACACGGTAATGCTGCCGCTTGCGGCTGCCCCGGCCGGGTCGTCATCCAGGGCGATGGCCACGGTTTCCCGAAACGGGTTGATTTTGAGCGCAACACGCAGCATCTCGGCAATCATGGAGCCACGGCCGTAGTAGCGTTCAGCCTGTTCCGGGCTGGTTACACGGTCGATCTCTCCGGCCTGCTTTGAGCCATTTTCATTACGCTGGCCCAGCACCAGCAGGCGGGTTTGCCACACGCCGCTGTTGGCCAAGCGGTCATCAAATTCAATGAACACGCCCGGCAGGCGCAGGTCACTGGGGATGTTGTTAAAAACACCGGCGGTAATCATCGCTTACTCCTCGGCCTGGGTTTTGGTGGATTTTGCGGCGGGTTTGGCACTCGCTTCCTTCGGCGGCTTCGCCTCTACCAGGTCGCCATCACGCATGCGCCGGCGGATGTACTGGTTGGGCTCTACCCAGGCACCAGCGGCCGGAATGGGTTTGCCGTTTTCCCGGCGCACCTGCAGCACACCTTCGGCGGGCTTTTTGGGGTTACGCTGGCGCGGCTGTACATAAATCGGTTTGCGGGCCACGGATTATTCCTCCTGGTTCAGCTCTGCCCGGCTGTGCAGCTCGGGATCGTTGTCACCACCCACCTGGTGGGTGCCGGTATAAAGCTCGAAATCGTTCAGGGTGTTGGCGTCGAACGGAGCCTTGAAGTTGAGGGGCAGGCGGTAGGCAATGCCGTAAATCACCACCCCTTCCTTGTCGAAGCGCTCTGAATACAGGTTGTCGATGCTGTCCAGCTCCAAAGTGCCAATGCCTTCCACTTTCAGGGCGTGGACGGCTGGGGCTACGCGCTCAACCAGCTCATACGCACCCACCTGGCGCTCATTGCCCCGGCGGCGTTCACGTTCGCCACTGGCGTGGGACGTCACCACGTACACCACGTAACGCCCACCCACGGCGGCCTGATTGGTGGTGTTCGACGGGCTCTTGCCGCCACCCCAAGCCACATAAACACCTGGTGTTTTGCGCAGGGCCGCGCGCAAGGTTGCCTCACTCCATCGGCCTGGCAGGTCTTCCACGGTTTTCACGTGGTTGCCCAGCACCAGTTGGCAGCGGGCAATAATTGCGTCTTCCACTTCGGCCAGCATCAGAAGCCACCTCCACCGAAAACGCGACGGCCGGCGTCAAACTGCACATCACCCACCGACGACTCAGCAGGCACCCGGGCGCCCAGCTTTACGTCACCCCTGGAGACCGAACGCAGAAACTTCACGGCATCTTCGTAGCGCTTGCGCACCTGTTCGGTGGCGCGGTCGTCGTACAGGCGATACCGGGCGATGTCTGCGCAGTAGGCGGTAACGATGAGCGGTACCGGGTCCATCGGCACCGGGTAGCCGGCGGCGGAAATAAAGCCGTCCATTTCGCCGGTGGCGTCTTCAATCGCGCGGTCTACCACGGCCTGGTCAACGGCCTGGCCGGTGTCGTCGTGGGCAAGATCCAGCAGCTCGTCTTCACCAAACCGCTTAACCAGGTCATCCAGGGTGCAGTACATTGCCGGTTACTCCTCGGGCTCGGCCGGGTAGGTGATCTCTTCCACGTCCAGCGCCGGGTCTTCCTTGATAGCCTTCACCTGGTCCTTGGTGAGGGATTCCAGGTCCACGCCCATGCCTTCGCGGTTGAAGCGGATGCCAGCGCGGCGGCTGCCTACACGGCGCTTGGTGCGTACCCACAGGGCCGGCTTTTCATTGGCCGGCTTGGCCTCATCATCCTTGAGGCCCTCCTGATCGCCGGAGTTGTCGCCCTGGTCTTCAGGCTCTTTTTCGTTGCTGGAGCCGTCGCCCTGACTGTCCTTGGGCTCGGAGTCTTTGCCCTGGTCTTCGCCCGGCTTGTCGTTTTCAGCCGGTGCGGCGTTGTCCTGCCCGGCATCACCAGGTGCGGCGTTCTGCTCTTGTTGCTTCTCCGCGTCCTTGGGCTCGGGCTGGGTTGCCTGGTTGGCATCCCCGGCCGCTGAATTCTGTTCGGCCGTTTTGGCCTCGGCGGCGGCCTTGGTGCTGGCTGCGGCCTTGTTTTTTGCGGTGCTGTTACGTGCTGCCATGATCGGTCTCCTGAAAAACCCGCCCCACGCGGGAGCGGGTTTTCTAACGCTTCATCGTTCGCCTAACGCCTTAGCTGCTCGGCAGCCAGGGGTTGAGGATCAGCTTGGATGTGTTGGCCCACTCGTTGGTCTCGCCACCGGTGGTCAGGCTGTTTTGCAACACCTTGCGGGCGGGGCCTTCCATGTTGCTGGGCACCATGGTGTGGCTGTGACGCAGCGCCAGCGGGCGGCCGTAGTCGCCTTTCATCTGCTGCAGGCGCTTACGGGCCGCCTCGTAGTTGGCCGCCGTGAACTCCTGCTTGGAGCGAACCACCAGTTGCCACAGGCCGGGACCTGCGTTAACCCGAGCATCCACACCGAACAGGAACTGATCGGTCATAAACACCTGCGCGTCATTCAGGTTGGTGATGGACCGGAAGTTGTAATCACGGCGCTTCTGGAAGACAAAAGGCTTGATCGCGCGGGTAGCGTCCATGACGTACCAGGCCGGGCCGGTGCCGCCCATGTCGTTGCTGACGGACTGCTCGTTGCCCTTTTCATCCAGTACGGGGTGGTCTGCATCAAACAGCGGCTGGCCGTCGTAGCACTCAGGGTTGCTCTGCATGACCTCTACAACCAGCTCATTCGGGTGCTCACCCGAGCTGCGGCCGAATTCCTGGAACACAGGTGCATACAGGCCGTAGGTGTCGTCTTCAATGTTGTCGCGCGGTACGCCTTCGGTCAGCTCGAACTTGCGGTTCTTGATGCTGAAGCCGGCGCTTTCCAGAGAGTTGACCACCCGATCACCAATCCACTCACGCATGCGCGGCAGGCTTTTCAGGAACGGGTAGACCTCTACGCCCGTGGTACTGGGAACCACAGTGGTGAAAGCTTTGTAGAGGCCTGCGTCATCACCCAGAGAGGACATGCCCTCCTGGAATTGCGTCTTGTAGCCCTGGAACAGGGCTTGGAGATTTGCGTTATTCAAATCCATCGGATTACTCCTGATTAGTTAGCGGCAACGCCGTTGGTGGGGTCGATGTTTACCCACACACCGGCATCGTCCACGCCGTCGATAAGGCCGGCAGGTGAGCGGCTGCTGGTGGCGCTGGTAAGGGCCACGGTCTGGTCATCGACGATGTAACAGACCTTGCCGACATCAGCGGCGGTGATCTCGTCGGCGCTGGTGCTGTTGGCATAGCGGAAGTTGCCGCGAGAAATGGGCGCCAGCTTTTCGCCATCGGCGCCGCCGGTGTTGTCCACCTGTTCGTCAAATCGGCCCAGGGCAACCAGACCGGTGGCGGTGGTGCCCGGCTTGGCGAAGCCGTCCGCGCCCATGACAGCGATGGTGCCGGCATGGCACAGCACACCAGCTTTAACGCCATGGCCACGCGCACCGCCGGCGCGCTGTGGGGTGTTTCGGTTTTTGTTGGCCGCAACCATTAGGGTTTCCTCCCGTTATTCAGTGGGGTCAGTGATCAGGCCTGGGCGGCCAGATTCTTGCGGTAAGTTTCGGGGTCCAGCCCCATGTTTTTGCAGACGGCCAGCTGCTCTTCCGTCAGCTGCTTGTCATCGCCATCGTTGGGCGGCTTGCGGCCATCCACTTGGGTGGTGCCTTTCAGGGCTGCGATGCCCGGCGCGTCTTTCAGGTGCGCTTTGAGGGCTGCAACGCCCTGGCCACGGAGCCAGTCGGCGTGGGCCTTGCCGGCAATGCGGCCGTCTTTCAGGCCAGCGTCAATCAGCTCTTCCAGTTCCTTGGTTTCGCCACCCTGCTTGAGCACGGCCAGCTGCTGGTTGAGTTCGTTGTAGACCGCTACCGGCACATAGCCGGTGAGGTCCGGCTCGGCGGCTTTCGCCTTGCTCTTGAGCGCGGCCACGGCTTCGGTGGGTTTGTCGTCGTCGCCCAGCTCCAGGGCCTGGCGGATTTCGTCGGTCTGGCCGGCCTTGGATTTGAGGGCCGCCAGTTCCTGGTTGATCTGCTCATCGGTGGCGTCGGCCTTCAGGCCCAGCGCCTTGATCAGTTCTTCACGTTTCACGGAGTCTTCCTCCTGGTCTGCTTCGTTGATTGCCATGCGGGCGGCCGCCAGTTCGGTAATAGCGCCGTCATCAATCGCAGGCGTGTTGGTAAGTGCTAGGTGCAACAGATCCAGCACGGCGCCGGTGGTGGCGTCATACGGGAACACGGGGGAGAGGTAGCGCATTTCGGGCGGCTCACCATTGGGGCCTGGCGTGATCGCTTCCTTGGCCTTGGCGGTCCACCTCACGTGGCCGTAGAGGCCATCGCTGCGCCACTCCAGTGAGCGTGGGTCTACCCAACCACTGGCCGGAGCCGGTTTGCCGTTAACCTCAGACAGCAGAATCTGGTGCTCGTAATCAACGGCAATGTCTGTGCTGCGACTGGAAGCCTTGCGGATCACTTCCTGGGCGTGGGCTTCGTCCAGGTACCACGGCCCTTTTCCAGACATGGAGCCCCTTGGCGCGTTGAACTGGCCGGAGGGGATCAGCCGGGTCTTGTCGTCGGTCAGCCGAACTTCCAGGGCACACACCGCAATGGGTGGGCGTTTGCCCTGGGCGCAGACTGCTATGGTCGGGTACTTCGATGCGTGTCGTTTCATGGGGCCAGATTGCCGGCCCGGGCATGGATGAAGGATATAAAGCGTTTTGGGAGTTTTTGGGGGTCTGGCGGGGGTGTTGCGTGCGTGAGGGTTCGGGCTGAGAGTTCAGGTTGCCCGTTGCAGGCAATCTAACGCGGGTCTAACGGGGGCTTCGTTGTTCTGTGGTGCGCTGGCCCCGGTTCGGAATCTTCGGGGCGCTGTAGCGCTTCTGAGGCGGTCGGCTAATTATCGCTGAGCGGTTCGCCCATGTAGTCCAGCAGAGTGTTCACCGCGTTGGCTTCATCGTCGCTGGAAAGGCCCAGCCATTCCCGGGACGGTATGCCTCGCTCCGGATCGCCATAATGTTGGGTAGCGCCGTACTTGCTATCGGTGCCGTACTCTAACTGATCATCGTCCGCCTGGTAGCGCTGAGTGTCTCGCAGATAGGTATTCAATACCAGTATCTCATCCTTGCGGCGCTTCTTGCGCTTGCGGTACTCATCACTCAGGGGCTCCCAGGGTTCGCCGCTCGGGCTCTCCTGGCGGTCGAAGCGCTCCCGGTGGCTGACCAGCAGATCCTCACCAATGGCCGCGAACGCCGGGCGGGCGTTACGGCCACGTTCGCCCAGCTGTTCCAGGGCGCGCTCCACCCGTTCGGTTTCAATGCGCCAGTCCAGGCTCACGCCGGCCATCAGTCATCCTCTCCCCGGCGGTACAGGCGCACCCCCTGGCGCAGGCGGTCCAGCCCGGCTGCCTGTTCGTCGGTGGTGGTGATGCCGGCCCAGCCATCGCGGCCCCATTCGAAGATGGCCACGGCCGTGCCTTCATCACCAGGTAATGCAAACCGGGCCAGGTAACGCCGTCGCAGCACGGGGCGCTGGCCATCGCCTGGCAGTTCGGCGGCTACCCAGATCTCGTCTGGATCGCGCAGAGCGTTGGCCAGTACGCCCATGTACCGGCCGTCGGTGCCGGCGGGCAGCTGCCAGCTGTCGTCCGCTGCCAGGAACAGGGCGTCACTGATCGGCAGGGGCTCACCCATGGGGTCTTCAAAGCGCATCATCTGGCCGTCACGGCGGGCACCGAATACGCCTAGGAACCGGTCCACGGCCGTGGGGGTATCTTCGGCCTGGCTGGGGAGGTCATCGGCAAAGGTGCGGGCCTCGGGCATTGGGTCGCTGGCTGGCCGGCGCGGGAATGGGCCGGTGGTGCCTCGCAGCGGGCCATCCATCTGGGGCGGGGTTACGCCCCGCACACGGCCGGCGCCGGGGCGGTGTTCAAAGCCGGGGTCTATGCCCTTGGGTACGCGCACGGTGCGGGGGCTGGGGCCGTTGGCACCCACCACCTTTTCCTCGTATTCGATATCGGGGCCCCGGTCCAGCACGGTGTAGCCCCGGCGCTCCGCTTCCTTCTGGCTGATCATGTATTTCTTGCAGGTGCAGCCCCAGCCATTTTTAGGTGTCCACCGCTGCCACCAGGCGTCGTCAAGAGGTACCACCATGCCATCGTTCGCCAGGTGTTCCGGGCGCGGGTTTTCGCTGCCGCCGTGGCGGTACAACCCGTACGGCCGCAGGCGGCGCAGCTCCGGGTCTGACATCTGCGCCTCACGCCCGGCGTTGTAGCTCTGCATCAGGTTGGTTTCATAGATCACGCGGGTGCGCCAGCCCCGGGAGCCGTTGTAGCTCCAGCCGTGGCGCTCCACGATCTTGTCAAAATCCTTGCGGAAGTCCTGCAGGGTGCCGCCGTTTTCGATCGCTTTCAGCACAGAGCGCTGGAAGTCTTCCACGATGGCCATGCGGTTGGCACCGGCCACCATGAACGCGTGGTCGTGCTCGCTGCCGTAGATATCTGTCCAGGCGCGGGTGGGTATGGCCACCTTCTGGCGCAGGTAGTCAATCTGCTCACGGAACGGCAGGTTGCCATAGCGCACGGCCATTAATTCACCTCATCCAGCAGGTCTGAACGGCCGGCCAGTTCAGCGGCGGCCAGGGCATCGCCCATGAGTTCGGCCAGGTCGTTAATGGGCAGCTCGGCGGAGATCTCCACCAGCCGATCGCGCAGGTCTTCCAGGCTTTCGGCCTGTTCCACCGCCTGGCGGATTACTTCCACCTGGGCGTTTTCAGCATCGGTGGCGGCCGTTGCCAGCGTTTTCAGCTGGGCGCCCTGTTCTTCGCCGTCGCGGATGGGCTCGTCCTGTTTCAGGGCGGCCACCGGTTTGGTGGCCAATGCCTGGCGCAGGGCGCCCAGGCCCTGGGGCTGCGGCTTTACTTTGGGCTGCAGTACTTCGTCGTCATCACTGGCGCGGGGTATGCCCGTGCGCTCGTGCAGCCACCACACCGGGACGCGCGCGCCCATGTCGACAAACACCGGCAGGGATTCAGAGAGGGTTTTGTAGTCCTCGGTTTCGCCGGTGTCCAGGTAGAAGCGCGGGGCCCGGTTTACCCGTTCAATGCCAAAGTTCAGGCAGGCCATCGGCCACAGGATGTCGCGGCGGATGGTGCCGGCGTACTGGCGGATGTCTGACTTGATCAGGCTGTTCTGGCCGCGCTCGTGGACGTTGCCCAGGGCGTTGGTGTTGGTGCCTTCGCCGGTACCACTGGTGAGAGTGCCGCCCAAAATCGCTTTGGCCTTGGCGCGCTCACACCAGTTGATCATTACTTCATAGACATCAGACCGGCCCTGGGCGGCTTCCAGGAAGTCGATCGCCATGCCATCCGGGATGATGCCGGCGGCGTTCTGCCCCAGGCTGACGACCGCCCGCAGCAGTGTGGCTTTTTCCTTGTCGGATGCGTTGCGCGGGTATTTACCCACGCGGGCGGGCATGCCGTAGATTTCCAGCAGCTGGGCCAGATCACCCAGGGCGTAGTTTTGAAACAAATACGGCCACACCAGCATGCGCGCGAGGCCGCTGCGGGCAATGTACCCGGGCTTGGCCTTGTGGCGGTGCTGCACCCAACCCAACGGCCACAGCGGGGCGCCGGTGGCGCTCATGTCGCGCAGGGTGATCTGGTTCTGGTCATCCGGGTGCAGCCGGAACCAGGAATGCGGGCACAGCTCCGGCTGGCCGATGTGGCGCAGGCTGCCGTCACGATCCCAGGGCAAGGTCAGGTTGGCAAAGCCGTGGCCGATCGCTGAGCCCATATCAAGAATCAGATCTTCCACGGCCATGGAACTGAACACCTCGGCAGCGTGGTCTGCCGCCTTGCGTTCCGCGCGGTTGGCGCCATCGGGCGGCACAATCTGCCACTCCAGCTCAGCAGCGAGCTGCCGGCGTTTGCCCAGGTCCGCGCCGATCTGAGGATCTTTCTCTTCCATATCCTCGAACAGCTCGTGCTGGGCTTTGATATCGCCTTGCTCTGCCGCTTCCAGGATGTTGTAAAGCTTGGCCGGTGTGAGCCCCTTGGTGGGGTGCTCGGCAAACTCCCGGCGCAGCATACCCACGCGGGCATCGTTGGTTTGTTCGTCTTCCAGGGCTTTTTCAATTTCGTCTTTGTCTGCGCCGTCATCGCCAACCAGGCGGCCAATCAGGCGTTTCAAATTCGGTACGTTTACCATGCGCCACCTCCAATGCCGAAGCCGATCGCCTCGTCTTCGTCATCATCAAAACTGCCGCCCGGCCGGGGGGCCGGGGTGAATTCAATCTCTACGCCGTCCATGTCGGAGGCGCTGTCGGCCAATACGCAGGCCATGGCGGCATCACCGTGGCGGGTGCCGTCCTTGTTGGTTTTGCCCTCGGGCAGGCGGGCCACGCCGCGCACCAGGGTGAACGCGCGGTGGTCTTCCAGCACCTCATCGGATTTCGGGATGGTGATGGTGCCGTCTTCAAACCGCGCCTTGTATCGGGGCATGCGCTCCCGGTACCAGCTTTCGGTGGCCATCACCTGGTCTACCAGTGAGCCCCATTCGTCCAGGGCGGCTTCACCGATGTAGGAGCCATTGCCCCGGCTGTCGATGGCCACGCCGCACAGCCTGGGCAAGCCGTTGCCCACGGCAAACAGCACCTGCTCCTGTTGCTTGAAGGGCACGTTGTGCATTTCAACCAGGAAGGGCACCGTGCGGTGCAGGGTGGAGCCGATCTCCATGGGCGCAATCACAGACAAGTCACCGCTGCGGGCAAAGTCCTGACCCAATGCGTGGCGGCGTTTGGGGTCCAGGGTGCGCAGCAGTGGGTTCAGGTTGTCGCGTATCCAGTCATCCATTTCGGCCCGGCGGGCGGGCTCTGGCAGGGCGTTGAATTCGCGGGTGCCGTTGAAACGCATAATGGGCGCTTCGGCCATGCAGGCTTCAATCTGCACGCGGGTCAGGTAGCTGCCGCCGCCCAGGGCCGGAATGCAGAACAGCTCTTCATCTTCGTTGGGCTTGTAGCGGTTGATCAGCTGCTGGCGCCACTGGGCTTCGCCCTCGCGGGTCCACTGTTTGCCGGTTACCTGGCAGATCCGCTTGTACAAGCCATCGCCCAGGGCGTTGTCCAGGTCTACCCGGTGCAAACTGTAGTCGTAGCGGCCGGCGCGGATGTCATTAACCAGGGTGTTAAACGGGTTGTCTTCGCCGTTGTGGGTGCTGATGATGCGGATCTGGCCGCCCCAGATGGTCATGGCCATGGCGGCTTTCAGCAGCTCTTCGATGTCGTCGACAAACGCGGCTTCATCAATCACCAGGCGTTCGCCCGGCCGGCCCTTGGAGCGCAGGTTACGCGGGTTGCTGGTAAAGGCCTGGATCTGGTGGCCGGAGTCAAACTTGATGGTGTAGGTGAGGATCTGCTTGTCATCCGCCTCCAGCACTGACTCTTCGATCTGGCTGGCCGCTGCCTGGTAGGCCTTGGCCCACCCGGCGCAATCCTGGATAAAGCCCTGGGTCATCTCTTTGTTGTAGGAGATGTAGTAGACGTTGGCGCCGCCATCGCTGGCCGCGTACAGCACATCGTCCGCCGCTTCGGCGTAGGACAAACCGATACGGCGGCTTTTCTCAATGACCTTTACTGCGGCGTTATCCGCCACCCACTTCTGCTGATAACCCAGCAGGATGGCGTTGGCCTGTTGTGGCTGGCTGTGCTCCGCCACGGCCTGGGATAGGCGGCTACGGGTCATGCCATGCCTCCCAGTATGGCTTCACGCAGGGCGGCCACGCCTTCGCTGGACAGCCCCTGAGCCCGGGCGGCGGTTTCCGCACTGGCGGCCGCTTCTTCGGCGGCGCGCTCACGCTCTTGCCGGCGGATCTCCGCTTCACGCTTGACGTTCTCGGAGCTGGCCTTTTCCAGCCGGGTGACAGACAGGGACAGCTCTTTGACCATCTCAATAACTGCGGGCATGGATTCCTCGGTCAGCTCGCCTTCCTGGAGTTTCAGGGCGAGGTCGAAGGCCATTGAACGCAGCATTTCGTTAACCAGGTTGCCCAATTGGCCCTGGGGTTGTGCGCCCAGTTTGGCTATCCACATTTCGGCCACTTCGCGGCTTTGGCGCAGCTTCTCGCCCACCTGGTTCATGCGCACGGCATAGCGGTTGACGGCCGATTTGCTCAGCCGTTCTTCGTGTCCTTCGGCTTCCAGGATGTCGTTAATCTGTGCCGTGGCGTCCAGCTGGGTCACGCGTGGATCGCGCAGCAGCTCCTGGAGCTTTTCGCGTACGTCGTCCGGCAGGCGCTCAACGGAGCCCGGTCTGATTCTGGCCATGGCTCAGCCCTCCAGGCGTGGGCGGGCCACACCGGGCACGCGGGCACGACCCATAGCCACATCTTCGCCACGGGCGGTCAGGCGCACCACCTGGATGTCACCAGTCTGGGTGATGGTGACCAGCCCCTGTTCCTCCAGCCACGCGAGTTCGGTGCGCAGAGCATCCCGCGACACGGTATGGCCAACGCTGCCCAGAACGCTGCGCAATACGGCTTCGTTGTGGCTGTAGCCGGGATCTTGTTCCAGGGCCTGCAGAATCACCAGGCGTTGGTCCGCTGC